CAACCTTAACACCATCTTCTCCAAAGAAAGCGTCTGCCAAAGCATCACCTGCTTTCATTAATCCTGTAATGGGACTTGCGGCTGCTAATGCCGCCGATCCTATGGATTCAAAGCCTCCTGAGATCTTGAAAAGACCTTCCAAGAATGAAGAAGCAAAGTTTTCAACAAATAGTAGTCCAGCTAATAATGTGAGTCCAGAAAGTATAGCTCCTATGCCAATCCATACTGGAGATGTTGCGAGAGCAATGGCTCCCAGGGCAACAGCAAGTGCTCCTGCGCCATAAGCCATGACCTTGAAGCCTGTTTGAACTGTTTCTAGGTTGTTCATCATCCATTCTGACATTGACACCAGTATATCAACCAAAGGCTCAACAACAGGGATAAGTTGCATCATTACCGTGTTAAATTTTTCTTGTAAGCTTTGAACTTGTTTGGATTTCTCAGCCATGTCGGCATATTGTTCAGATGTCTTGCCGATATTCCCTGCGAGGGAGTCAAAGTTCCCTGACATCAATGCCGCAAGTTCTGCTTCGTCTTGTAATCCTGCTGATTCTGCATAAAATTTTCTCTGGTAGTAAGACATTTCATTGAATGAGAGCCCCGCATCGATAATAGAATTTCTGATCATCTTCATTCTCTCGACAGGATCGGTAGCAGTAACCAACTCCATGGCGTTTACGAAGTTTCCGCCAAGAGCGGCATTCAACTTACCAGCCTGAGTGGCAGCGCCCTCGAATGTATCAAACTTTTCTGTGATTGAGATAAGTCTATCTACTGCAATTCCTGTAACCTTGGCTGCAACTGCAAGATCTTTGAATGCCCTCACGCCGTCTGAACCAAACTTGGCCAATTTTGGACCTGCTGACGCGAAGTCAGATGCCATCTTAGCAGGAGCTACGCCAATATCCATACCCAATGCTGCGATTTCTCTTTGAGTAGCTGCTGCTTGGATTCCTGTTTGACCCATTGCTTTGATGGCTACTTGAGAACCAGTTGCAAAATCTTGATTGCTTACGCCAAGTCTGTTAAGTACGGCAGCATTTTTTGTCATTTCTTCTCTGGCACCAACTGACATCATCGAAAAGTCTGAAACAGAGCCAAAAAGAACCATCATAGATTCACTTGCTTCTTTGGCAGACATACCAAATTTTCTCAATTCTGCTGTCAAGGGGATAATACTACTAGCAAAATCTCTAGATGCTCCTGTAGCCTTCATGAATTGGGTTGTAGAATTTTCGATTTCCATCACTAGTTCAACGATGCCCTTGGTCACAAACGCCACAATACCTAATGAGAGGGCAGCGGCACCTAGCGCCCCTAATGCTGCTGCAGCGCCTGCTGCAGCACTACCACCCTTACCCAAGGTTTGAAAAAGGCTTCCAACGTCTTTTTCAATTCTTCCCATAGCCTTTGAGCCAATTTTGTCAGTGAACGCTTTTCCAATACCTTTTAGACCACCAATAATGTCACCAGAAGCCAAGGTTTTCAAAGAGCCAGTAAATTGTTGAGCTTGCTTATTTGCTTCTTCAAACTCCTTACGGGTTTTCTTAAGCTCTTCTGTGATTTTTTCTAGTTTATCTTTTTGTTCTTCAAGTGATTGGTTTATATCTTCGCCTTGTCTTTTACGCTCTTCGTATTGCTCAAGTATTACTTTTTCATACTCAAGTTGTTTTTCTATAATTTCGACTTCATTTTTAGCATTTTCGATACCACGGAGTGCGCGCTTTTCAGCAGATTCCAAAGATTCCAATATAAGTCTTCTTTGTGTTATCTCTTTTTCTAATGCTGCGTTTGATTTATCTCCAAGTTCGTTGTTGGCTCTAATAGATTCAAGAATAGAAGTCTTAATATCTTCCATCATTTTTCTCATCTGAGCCATAGACTTGTTTAAAGCTTCAGCCTTTTCTAGATCAGATTCTAAAATACCCTTATCTATTTCATCAGCCATACAAGAATACCTCTCCTATAAATAGGCTTCCTATAGAAAAGCAAAGATACTCATTGATACATGTTTTTGTTAAAATGTTTTTGGAATTGACGGTTGATTTTGAGAAGTCAGTGTTTGAGATTTACCGCCTCCACTTGAGGCGTTTTCAATAGCTTCTGCTTCCATTTCTAATTGCTTGATGGTTCTCTGAACAAACCAATTTCTAAGACCTACAGGCAGGCTGTAAACCTCAGAAAAACTCCATCCAGCGTTGTACTTGAGGAAGAAAATTTGCTCATAGATCCCCTCGTTATACTCATCGGTCAGGCCAAAAAAAGTCCGCCGTGAGCGGCACCTCCATTTCTTGCGTGTGACCACAATTGTCGCAAGAGAATTCCTGTGTTAGATCGATATTTGGAGTAGCCATTTTTAAAACCATTCGTAAGTGACGAGAATCAAAAGATGGCATGTTGGTTGCTACATAATCAATGGCTTGTCTTGTAGTATCACCATTTACTGAAACAATAATGTTTTGTAGCTGAGTAGATATTACATTGCTAGACTTCTCAAGGTTAATAACCTTTTTTTCTTCATTTCCTGTTAATAGTCGTGCGACTATTGTTACTTCGCTCCTAGGAAGAATACAGGTAAAAGTGCCATCATTATTATCGGTTACGCCGAGATTTTCTTTAAAAGTTCCGTTATCGATTGAAGCATCATTTAAATTAAAAGAATAGTTTTGATTAGTGCCACAAGCTGGGCAGGCTACATTTGTAGTATAATCATTTCCATAGCCAGATACTCTTGAGGCAATAATAATTGCGTTTCTATCACCCATCAAGAGACTATTTGGATCTATAGTTTTGTCAACAATTAAACTTTGTAATAGACGATCTATAGCTATGCCTTTTTTTAGAAGCGTTCTCGAAGTGAGAATGTCCTCTTCCTTAGCGGTCATTTGTTTGATTTCAATAGAGTCTTGTCCGTGTAACGGATGTCCCTGTGCATAGAAGCGCCCTTGTGAGGGCAGATCCACAAACTCTGTGGGGACTACAAACGAGAAACCCCCGCCACCCTGTTGGGGTGGAGGGCTCGTGTCAGGCTGTTGAGCGCCGCCTAGGCGATCCTGATTTCTTGACAATTTACACCTCGCGTTTTATATTGTCTAAATTATACCTTGAAGAATTCGCGACCACCAGAAGCGACAGCCTTGGAGTCGTTGGTTGTTTCGATTCTGGCCCAGTCGTAACGTAATGTAACGGAAACCTCAGTTAGTTCAGAATTGCTGTAATCGAGGGACTCGCCGTACTTGACATCCTGAATGAATGGGTTCCAAAGAGTCCAAGTCTCTAGTGGGTTGCCGTCAGAGTCAATCTGGGTGATAGTAATTGTACCGAGAGCAGAGGCAGCCTTTGCCTTTGACATTGTACCAAGTGCATTGGTATCGGTGGGAGGAGAGTAGCCACCCTGAACAATAATGTCTGAGAAAGTTGCAGACATATCAGGGTCAACTGGATCAACCATGGTGATTGAAACTGGGTTCCATGTAACACCGCCGGGGTAGTAGAAAGTATGGTTTAGGTACTTGTGTTCATTCTCAGCAATAGTGAATGAAGGCTTTGCAGCGGTCTTTGCGTACCAAGCTACAGCACCACCGGGAGTGGCGTTAATTCCTCCAAATTCAACGATGAATCTGTGGTTACGTTTTGGATCTTTTAAAGTTGAATCCTGTCCGAAGTTAGTTGACCAAAATGGCATGTGTTAGGTTCTCCTGTGTTTCATAAATAAGTAGTAGGTGGGGGCAAAAGCCCCCATTTATCAATCGTCAAATGATGCACCAGTTGAAGCAACGATGAAGTCGATAGCGATGTACTCGATTGCTCTGGCTGGCTTAATCATAATCTTAGCGTACACAACATTCTGGTCTACAAGGTCAGGTGTTGTGGTGCTCTCGTCTAGAATGAGACGGTAATCAGTAATACCGAACTGAGTCTTGACATTTGCAAGGAATGGCTCGATGAGACCCTTGAAGCGGTTCCAAGTTGCCTGTACGTTCTGCTCAAAGAGAATTTGAGTAGAAAGGATGGAGATTTGCTTCTTGAGGTAGATGACTAGACGACGCACATTGATGCGGTCTAGAGCAGATGGGCGCTCTTGTAGGGTCTTTTGACCGAACACTACGATACCAGTGCTTGGGAAGCTGGCGATTGGGTTAATGCGTGCTTCGTAAAGGGTATCGCGCTCCTTAGAGGTTAGCCTACGTGAGACACTAGTGACTGGGATACCTGCTGCTCCGTCAGAAAGACCACCTCTGTTAAAGCCGGCTGGGGCAAACCAGATTTGTGATGATCTCTCGGAGCTTGCAAGGACACCCATCATGGCAACTGAAGGTGGAATCCAGAGTGCCTGACCAGTGCCCTCGTCTACAGTCTGTACCCATGGGTAGAATGTAGCGCCATAGGATGAATCAATCTGACGATCGCGTAGAGAAGTTGCTGCACTGCTGGGGGCACTGCCCTGTCTATCGGCTAGATCAGGGTAATACGCCTCATGAGAAGGAATGTAAACATTTGGAAGATCGATTAGAGCGAGAGCATCTGCGCGAGCTTCACAAACGTCAATCATGTGGGTTGTTAGTCCAGTGTTGGTTAGACCGGGAGAAGCAAGCAGATTCATATCTACAAACTCTGGGTCGGCAACTGTATCAATTGCGCGCTTGTATGTGTTGTAGGCGTAGTTATTTAACTCTGTTGCTAAGGTCATGCCTCCGTTGTACATAGGATCTGGCTTAGTGATATCAAAACCATCGAATCCGCCCCATAGTGGCATTGTAAACTTGTCGTAACCGAGGTCAATAAGACCCTTATAATCGTCTACAGCAGTCTTGCTGGTCTCGCTAGCACGAGAACCAGATGAGTAGTATGCTCTGGCTGTATCGGCAACCACGTCATCCATTGTAAAGATGTATGAGTACTCGACAAGACCAGTGCCATCTCCACCCCAACCAGAAGCTAGCCACAATCTGTGGTAGTCCTTGGTTGAGGCATCGCCACGAGTTGCACCAACAGTTCTGGTGGTCTGCATACCGAAGCAAGCATCGGTCTGGTCTGATAAACCACCATCTGATGCTGAGTGGCGTAATCTTACAACTGGCCACTCAAGGGAGGCAGTAAGCTGCTCGTAAGATGCGGATAGGAATCCACCATCTGAGCCGGTTCCAAAAGTGTTGCCAGTTGAGATGTAAGAATTTGAAACTGCTGGGTCACTAGCGGAGCCGCTCCAGTTGGTAACAGATGCAAAGTTTGGTGGACCAAAGTAACCGAATGGAATTAGTGAGTTAACATTCTGAATGTTACCCTCGTTGATATCTGAGACATAGATGAATTTAGACTGGTTTGCGTACTCACCGTATAGTCTGAGTCTTCTCTCGGATTCATTCCACTCGTAGTATTGATCACCAATCTTTCTTGAGATGTAGTTTGGTGAACGTGGGTCGAGAGTTAGATTATCAAACCTCTCAAGAACAACAGGGTTAGAATCTGTATCGGTTAGTGAGCGAAGAACAACTGAGAAAGAACCAAAGTCAGTGGTCTGAGTGTTTGAATAACGAATCTTTTCAATTGAAATCTTTACGTTCTTGTGTAGCCACTCGCCATGACCGCGCCCCTTTAGTCTGAATAGTTTCAATGCTTGGTCTGGATCCCAAGATGCAGCAGCGCCGACATCTTGTCCAATAACCCAGCCAGTCTCTGCTTCCTGAGTTCCAAGTCTCATCTTACCGGGACCTTCGCCAGATCTTTCAATTGGTAGAACAACACCATACATTTTGCTGCTCAAGAGAGAGGCAGCGGAGCTACCAGTCAAAGAACCTACATTTCCTTCACGAAGTTCTTGCTCGAATGTCTCACCAAGCCAGTAGTTGCGCTCTAGTGATGTTTCATAAAAACCGCCACCCTTAACAAGCTGTGGATTAGTATTGAATACTTTGCGAATGAATCTTTGATCTGTATCGTCAAAGTTGAATACAATCTTTTCGTCTGTACCAAGCAGAGACTTGGAGCCTGATATGAAAGCAGTAAAGTAACCATTTGCGTCACTTTCGATAACTGCGCCAACACCGCTTGTTGTGTTACCTAGGGCTGCGCTACCACCAGCAAGAGTACCGGAAAGCTGAATTGATGCAGACTGGTCGATGTACCACACTGCTGCTAGAGTACCGGATCCAATATCTGCTGCACCGCCAGAGAAGTCAGATTTAGAAACGTCAGAGCCAATTGAGCCTAATGCAATCGCTTGGTTACCTTCTCCGCCCCGGACAACCTGAGTAAGTGTAAGAACTCCGCCATCCTGAGAAACAGTGATTTTGCCATTGTGCCCAGCGGAAGCTTCTATACATGCCTTTAGTGATGCTGCAATATCAGCAACAGCACCGGATTTGAGGAACCGTCGCAATGATGTATCTTCACCAGCCCTTGCTGTATATACAAGCTCAGTGCCATCAGTAGATATAATTGTTATTGTTCCGAAGTCAGTTGCATCCCCAGCAATTGTAATAGTAGCGGTTGCAGCATCTAGCCCTTCGTCGGGGAAAACCCATA